GCTGTCGGCCCAAACCACTGAGGCGTGCATCCATCCTTATATGCGTAAATGCAGGGCTCACAGTTTGGTATGTACTGCGACATGAAAGCGCCGAGGCCGGATTGGACTTTGTACCACTGAATGATGGCTCGGAGCTTCAATGGCAAATCAGCGAACGCCGCAAACGTTTCCACGCTTTTCCCTGAGGCATACCAGACGTAGAAGGCTGCGTGGTCGTAAGTCACCATTGTGGCGACCGAGAGTGCGCCGTAGAACAGCTCCGTCAAGTCATTGCCCTCCAGTGCGTCGTTCTTGATCTGCTGCCGCTTCTTTGCGTTGTGGCCTCCCTCGTAAGCGACGCCATACGGCGGATCAGTAAAAACCATGTCCGCCTTCCCGCCATCCATCAGTTTCTCAACGGCATCAACGCTCGTCGAGTCCCCGCACATCAGGCGGTGCCGCCCAAGCAGCCAAACGTCTCCGAGCCTGGTCACCGGCTCCTCTGGCGGCTCCGGAACCTCGTCCTCGTCAGTCAGCGCCTCGGGCACCTCCTCTGGCGTCAACGCCGCGATCTCCTCCGCGCTGAACCCGGTCAGCTCAACGTCAAACCCGAGCCCTTCAAGCTCACCGAACTCAAGCGCCAAAAGCGACTCATCCCATCCTGCGTTCAGCGCCAGCTTATTGTCCGCGATGACGTAGGCACGCTTCTGGGCGTCGGTCCATCCTGCCGCGACGATGACGGGCACCTCCGCCATGCCGAGTTTACGCGCCGCCATCAGGCGGCCATGCCCTGCAATGACCTGCTCGGTCTCGTCGATCAGGATAGGCGTCGTCCATCCCCATTCTTTGATGCTGGCGGCGATCTGCGCCACCTGGGCGTCGCTATGCGTGCGACTGTTGCGTGCGTACGGAATCAGCTTCTCGACCGCCCGCTGCTCGATCCTTTCAGGGTGTCGCGTCACCGACCACCTCAATCAATTTATCAAGATAATGGCGCGCCTTGTGTAGATCCTGCACGCCGCCCCTGTCCTTCCATCTGGTCACATATTTTACAACATTTCCTTCAAAGAAGCCGAGCTCGTTCGCCGCGATGAAGTCCCACGGCTGCACGGTCTTGCCCTTGTAGTGATCCCCGCCGACCTGGCGGGAGTTGGGGTCGTTGCTCATTATATACTCCGCCATCAGAAATTGTTTTCGAGATTAATCCGCACGAACTTATAAAGATCCGGGCGCTTTGATTTCATTATTGTCGCGTCCTTGTTCCGCGACCGCAGCCTTTGCCCAAACCTGTCCCACCACAACCAATAGTTCGCCTTATTCTCAACGGGAGTATTAGCGAATACCTTCACCGACAAATACCGCCCGGTCGGATCGGTGTTCCTAGTGTAGACGCTCCATTCCGAGCCGTACATCTCGCGCAGCTCGAACGCCTCCTCAAATCCTTCGGGAACATTCCCAGAAAACATCCTCACTTTCTTCCTTCTCCTCCTGCGTAACTTTGTCGCCGCTGCGGTAACAAGTAACAGTAACACACCCCATTTTCATATATGGGGGTGTGATTACGTGTTACCTGTTACCACCGCCTAGCCCCCAACCCATTTACCGTAAATTTATATGCTGTTACCACGTGTTACCGCTCCCCGCCTATTCATCAATTGATAGAACCATCTGTGCCGCCGTGCCGGGGTCCACGACGAGCCATCCACCGGGATGAGACGTGATAATCTCCGCCGCCAGCAGGTTATATATGATGCGTCCGCTGGCGCTCTCCTTGGCGTAGACTTTGGCAGTCGATTCCTTCGTTCCCTCATGGTTGATTAAATACGAAATAATATCTTCCTTTGAAACAAAGGGTTTTCCCTCGATTATCTCTCGATTACCTCGACGCCACGCATTACCCAGACGCCGAATATCTCCCGCCGCCTGGGTCTCCTTCTTTTTTGGTTGTTGCTCCTCCGCTTCTGCCTCGGCGAACACTGCGCCCTTGATCTCCTCGCCGTCCTCATCGAACCAGCCGAGCGCCACGGTCTGCATCTTTCCGTGCAACGGCTGCGGCATTTCCGCGTCTTTCATCTTGGTGCAGGAGATCTCGATAGTGCCGGTCTCCTGCCGTTGAACGAGGATTGAGGAGTCCACGGAGGCCTTCCAGGCGGAGCTCCCGCGGGCGCGTCCTTTGGCATCGACGCTGTTGCCGACGTGGTGAACGATGGCAACGCCTGCTTTGAACACGCTGGAGACGATGCCAAGCTGGCTCAGAAAGCGCCTGGCGTCCTTGCTCGAGTTCTCGTCGTTCTCCATGTGCGCGTTGAGGGTATCGACGATGATGTAAGCCACCTGGTCGTCGTCTGCCACGATATCCCGCACGGCACGGATGATCTGCGACGAGGCGTCGTGCGCGTCGATATCAATGGCCTTGTTGGTGATGAGAAGATCGTCAATGCGATCGACGCCATGGTGGCGGCACCAGGATGCGATGCGCTGGCGCAGGCCGTAGTGCCCCTCGCCGGCGAGATAGACAACGATGCCGGCCTTCGTCTTGAGCCCACGCCACGGCTTGCCGGTGGCGATATGGCAGGCAACGTCGATCATCAGCATCGTCTTTCCGCCGCCAGACTCCCCGAACACCATCGACAGGGCGTTGTCGGGTATCCAGCCTTTCACCACCCACGGCAGCGGGGAGGGTTGCCCGAGATAGGAAGTCGCCCGCGTTAGGTAGTAGTCGGCGCTTTTCGCCCGCTCTTTCGCCAGTATCGCCTCGACCGCCTCCGACCCTATCGCCACGCTCGCCGCCACGTCCGCCTCGGGCTCGTAGCGCGCGACAGAGCGGGCGATCTGGCTGACCTCGCTGGTTGGGAGCGGGATCTCGCAGCGCGTCTCGTTGATGACGGTCAAGGCCGCCAGGATCTCCGCCTCGGCCATGCCGAAGCTGCGCATGGCGCCGCCCAGCGCGGTGAGGCCGCTGTTACGGTTGCCCTGAATGAGATTGCCGTTAGCCGCAGGCACGACGCTTTTGCGCTGCGCCTGCATGGCATTGAGCCATCGGGTCTTGAGCGTCGCAGGCGCAACGCCGTCGAACGGGTCGGACGACGCTTCCCACTCATAGGTGTTGCCGTTGATCTCGGATGGGAATGCCAAGAAATAGCGCCCGTCGCTCAGAAGATCGACGCCCTGCTCGAGCTTGCAGGATCGAACGCCGTCGACGTAGGCGAAAAGCCAATGCTGTCCACCGCCTGCGGTGAGCTGGCACGGCCCGTCGTCGTCATGGTCTCCGTTGGCGTCTAGCCAGTCTCGCCAGCCGTCATTGCCGCCGTTGCGAGGGTCGATGTCGCAGACGATGAGGCCGGAAACGGCGCCCGCTGCGATGCCGACGTTGTAGTCTGGGTTTTCCTGCCACCAGCGACGTATCTGCTCGGGGTCGGTTGTCGCATCGTTGACGCCGTGACGCGTGGCGGGCGTCTTGGCGTTGGGGAGCACGGGCAGAACATGCCAGCCCCAGGATGCATATGCGAGCGCGGCGTCAGCCTTCGTTGTCATTCGTCTCTGCCTTTAGGTCTCCCTTAGACTTGACCTCAAGCTCGTACTGCCGAGCCATTGGCGGGTATTTGCCCCACCGACTGATGACGTGCGGCCAGATGTCGAGCGCCTGGGCAAGCGCCTTCTTGGTTCCGTAGAACTTGATTGCCTCGTCTGTTGTCATCCCTGATTTACCTTTTGTTGAAGCATTTAGGTGTTGACACCATAAGCGAGAGCCTCTAGTATTTCAACCATGCGCGAACGGATTCACCGAAGGCGCAGGAAGGAGAGAAAAATGGAAGAGTTCGTAATCACCAACGAAGCAGACGGCCTCGCGCTCTTCGTGTTCAAGCCCAAGAACCCCAAGTTCGCATGGGGTACCAAGTTTGTTGATACCGACGCCGACGAAGTTATCAACGTGCGCTTGTTCAACGACTACACCAAGGCGGTCGCATACGCCAACGACATCATGAACGTGGGGGCGTAAGCGATGGCCATCCAACTAAAACGCTCCTCCGCCATCGGGCGCTCGGGAGTCAAGCTGCTGGTCTACGGCGCTGCTGGCGCCGGTAAAACGTCGCTCATCCCGACGTTGCCGAAGCCGATCGTGCTCAGCGCCGAAGGCGGTCTGCTCTCGATCGCCGACGCGGATGTTCCGTTCATCGAGATCAAGTCGATTGCTGACCTGCACGAAGCCTACGCTTGGCTCGTCGGCTCTGCCGAGGCGATGGAGTTTGAATCGGTTGCGCTCGACAGCATCAGCGAAATCGCCGAGGTCGTACTAAACGCCGAGAAGAAAGCAACGAAAGACCCGCGCCAAGCATACGGCGCCATGCAGGAGCAGATGGCCGATCTCATTCGCGCCTTCCGCGATCTGCCGGGTCGTCACGTCTACATGAGCGCCAAGCTCGACAAAAGCCAGGATGAGATGGGAAAGATGCTCTACGCCCCGTCGATGCCGGGCAACAAAACCGGGCAGCAGTTGCCGTACTTCTTCGACGAGGTGCTCGCCCTGCGCGTCGAGCGGGATGCGGATGGCAACGCCTACCGCGCGCTGCTCTGCGACGGTGACGGCTCGTGGCTGGCGAAGGACCGCTCTGGAAAACTCGACCAATGGGAAGCGCCTGACTTTTCCGAAATCATCAAGAAGATCATGGGAGGCGCGTAATGAGCATCTTTGCAAACTACAGCGTCGACGACCTCGCCGCCGACTGGCTCGAGGCGAAGCAGACCGAGCGCGCGGCGGTGGAGCATCGGCGCGACATCGAGGACGAGCTGATCCGCCGCCTTGAGATCGCGGCTGACCTCGACGGCACCGAGCGTCGGGAGCTGGATCGTTACGCTCTCAAGATCGTTGGACGCATCGACCGTAAGGTTGACGCCGAGATGGCGCAGGAGCTGGCGGCGGAGCACGGGATCGGTGAGTACCTCTCAACCCTGTTCCGTTGGAAACCCGAGATCATCCTGCGCGCCTGGAGCGCAGCACCAGAGACCGTAACCAACGCGCTTGCACGCGCAATTACCGCGAAGCCGGGACGCCCGAGCTTCAGTATCGAGGAGAAGTGAAATGGCAAGACTAGACATCGGATTTACCGCAGACGAACTCCCGGAAAGCCGTGGTGATTATGAGCCGCTGCCCGAGGGTTGGTATTCGGCCGAGATCGGCGACGCTGAGATCCGCGTCACGAAGGACGGCACCGGCCAGTACATCCGCTGCCGCTACAACATCACCGGACCGACGAAGGCCGGGCGCGTGGTGTTCGGCAACCTCAATATCATGAACAAGTCGCAGAAAGCTGAGGAGATCGGCCGCCAGCAGCTGGGCGAACTGATGCGCTCGGTCGGGATCGGACGCATCGAGGACACGGACCAGCTGATCGGCTGCCCGCTCCAGATTAAGCTGTCCATACGCCCCGCAGAGAACGGCTACGCCGCGCAGAATGAAGTGCGCGGGTTCCGTGCGCCCGAGGGTGCGGCGCCTGCCAAGGCGGCTCCTGCGGCGTCCTCAGCCAAAGCCGCGCCGCCCTGGGCGAAGAAGTAAACGACAGCCCGCGCCGTGCGCGTGGGCTCTCCACTGGAGAGAACAATGGCCAAGATCCCACCGCCTCAGAACACGCTCGCCGCGCTGATTGATGCCGCGCACGAGAAGATCCGCGAGGATAACGACGAGCCCCGCGAGCACCTCGGCTGCTCGGTAGCGGGCCATCCCTGCGACCGCTGGTTGTGGCTGTCCTTCCGCTGGGCGGTGCGGCAGAAGATCCCCGGGCGGACCCTGCGCATCTTCCGCCGCGGGCAAGACGAGGAGGCGACGTTCGTGCGCGATCTGCGCATGATCGGCGTCGACATACACGAGACAGGCATCCGCCAGCGCCGCATCAGCTTCGGCTGGCACACGGGCGGGAGCATCGACGGGATCATCGAAGGCGGCGTGCCAGGCGCAGAGCGCAAGCGGCATATCGCCGAGTTCAAGACGATGAACACGAAGAACTTCGCCAAACTATCGAAAGAGGGCGTCGAGAAGGCGCAGCCGACCCACTTCGTGCAGATGCAGCTCTACATGCTGGCGACCGGCATCGACCGCGCGTTGTACGTGGTCGTGAATAAGGACGACGACAGTCTCTACAGCGAGCGCGTGCGCTTTGATGCGACGGTGGCGGAGAAGTACCGCGAGCGCATGATTCGCATCGCCCAGACGGAGCGGATGCCGCCGCCGATCAGTACCGATCCGAGTTGGTATATTTGCCGTCTATGTCCAGCATACCAGGTGTGCCACGACTACCAGCTCACGAAGCAGACGAATTGCCGCATCTCCT